TTATAGTTCCGTATTGTAAATCTATGTCAAATTTTTTTCTGTCTTTTTTAGTGGGTTTCACTCCAATTACCTCCAATTTTATATTGACCGGTTAAGTTACATCGCATGTTAAATTGCTCTGTTACTTTTTCTATGCTTTCAACTCCAACTCTTCCTACACAATCTGATTGTGATTCTTTAACTTCTAACTGCCATTCATCATGTATGTTAGCAACGAACTTAGCATCAAAAGTATTTAATTTAATAAGTTCATATAGATTTATCATGGCTTGTTTCATAACAATAGCACCACTACCTTGTAGTAAAGTATTAAGTGCTGAATGCTGACTTCTAACATATATTCTTCTACCATCTATACCTTTCAAGAATCCACGATTAGAAGCTTGTTGTACTCTTTCTTTTAATTTTTTCAAAGCAGGTAAGTTTCTTAAAAATCTTTCTCGTAAAGCTTTACCTTTTTTAATATCACCATTTATTATGCTACCTATCTTTGAATCTCCTGCACCATATACAAGAGCATATATAAATGTTTTTGCTTGGTCTCTAGTCTCAAGTCCTGCAAGTTCTTGATTTGTAGAATGTATGTCTCCATTAACAACCTCTTCAATGTAATCAGCATCATTCATGTAATGTGCTAACATTCTTAACTCAAGACCACTCGCATCAATACCTACCAATCTATATCCATCTGGAACAGTCCAACAAGCACGACACTCTTTACCATAAGGGCTTCCTAAGTTAGGAACTTGAGCCATGTTAGGACCTCTATGTGTCATTCTACCTGTGATAGTTCCGTTTGGTATTACCCTACCATGAACTCTATCTCCTTGTAACTCATCTATCCATGAAGATACTTGTGCTATCCTTTTTTGATAAAGTAAAAAGTCTGCTATTAATTTAGCTTCTTTTATATGTGTAATTTTTTTTAAAGTTGATTCATCTACAATAGGTTGACCCGTAGGTGTGAATCTTTCTGGCATCCAACCAAATTCTATAAGATATTCTCCTATTTGTTTACGACTACCTAAATTAAACTCAACCAGTTTTTTTCTCATAAAAGGTTCAAAGTTAGATGTATTTAAACAGTTGACATACTCCTCATCTGTCAGTCCTCTTTTACTAAGTTCGCCATTTTTTTTAACATAGGGCAAAACCATTTTATCCTCTACTAATTTAGGTTTAAATGTTTTTTGTACTTCATCCTCAACATCTGCCCTGTTTTGACTAAGTTGTGCCAGTAAAGTCATAGCTTGTTTGCTATCAAAATAAAATCCATTTCTTTCTTGTTCAAGAACTATACTAGCAGTCTTATGTTCTAAGTCAGTAGACTGTTTACTAAATCCTTTACCTTCTTCTAATAAATATTTATATACTGACTCATTTAATTTTACATCTTGAATACAATAGTCAAGCATTTGTGGAGAGTAGTTTTCAAACTCTGGCTGTTCTTGTTTAGGACTAGAAAGTTTATAGCCCCAAGTTTTAAGGCTATGTCCGTTTTCTCTGATAGGATTATAAAGTCTTGATAAAACTAATGTATCAATAACTTTACCGGTGTATTTAAAATTATGAAGTCTTTGAAGTACGGGTAAGTCAAAACCTATTATGTTATGACCTATAAGTTCTGTGGCATTTTGTAAAAGATTTATGCCCTCTTCTATTTGGTTTGGACCAAACTTATATACTTTTCCATCTAGTTCTTTTGCAATGATGCACCATACTCTTGTTGCATCTAAATCATCAGTCTCAATATCAAAAATCAATTTCATTATCAAAAGTCTCGCTGTCAGTTATTTCATGTAGTCTTCCAGTATCAATGTCATATCGTAAACTACATGCCATCCCTGTGTCGCCTGTGTATCTTGATTTCAATACTCTTACTTTAGTAATGTTAGCCTCCTCTGGGTTTTCTGCTTGTTGATTTCGTTCTAATGCTATCACACAATCTGATAGTTGTGCAATACCTTGTGAGCCTTTCAAGTGAGACAGGGACACTTGTATTCCTTTTTCGTGTCCCCTATCTCCTTGTGCTCTACGCAGATGTGATACCAATATCATACCTACACCTGTTTCCTCTACTAAACTTCTAAGTCTGTTCATTAACATATCAATACCTCTTCTTTCATCCCCTTCAGTAAGAACATTGACAAGCATGTGCAAGTGGTCAACTACTACCCAATCACACTCACATCCAATTATTATATATCTTAATTTAGAAAATATTTCTTCAATATCTGTTGCTCCCAAATGTGCATGAATAAATACTCTACCTTTTTGTATTGCTTTATCAAACAGTTCTTGTAGTTCATCCTTGGTATAAGCATCTCTTTTTTCTGATAAATATATTCTATCGTTAGCTTCAATAGATACAATACCATCGGCAGTACGCAACCAGTTTTCCTCCAAAGCTATTATGCCTACATTGTCATTTGTATTTTTAATTAGATGATGCTCAAGCTCTCTAGTTACACTTGACTTTCCAAGACCTGTACCTCCTGTCAAAGTAACAAGCTCTCCCTTTCTCATCCCATAAAGTTTTTTATTTAATCCCTCCCAAGGATAAGCAATACTTTCTTTTACTTCTCTATTCAACCAATCATCTTTTTTACTAGATAAATCTAAGATACCAGAGGGTGTATAAGTCTTTGCTTCCCACCAAGCATTAGAAAACTCTTGGAACTTTTTCTTAGCTAACATTTCGTTAGCATCTTTATATCCGTTAGGTAAGTTTATTATCTTTGCTTTACTTGGTTTTAATATTCTAGCTACCTGTCTTGCAGATTCAATACCGGCTTTGTCATTATCAAAACAAAGAACAACATTATCAAAAGATTCTACAAACTCTATACTTTCTCTTATATCCTTAACAGATGATGAAGCTCCTCGTTTAATTGATACAACACTAGACTTACCTTGCATCAATTCATAGACTGCCATTGCATCGCATTCTCCTTCTGTTATGGTTAAATATTTACCACCTTTATTACGATAAAGTTGTTCTCCAAACAAACCCGTGCCTTGAAATGTACCATTACATGTAAAGTTTTTATTATCAACATATCTAGTTTTAGTAGCAACAATCTCACTACCATTATGATAAGGATATATATGTTGTTTGATATTACCATTGTGGTCTTTTATTACTTTAACACCAAACTTTCTAGCTGTCTTTTCTGATATGTTTCTATCTGTCAAAGGTGCGTAGATACCTGTATAAGAATTTAAAAAAGAAGTTTCAGGTTGTTTCATGGGTACAATAGTATTGTCATTTGTACTCATATCATAGGCATTATCGTAGTCTGGAAAAAATGTATTACAACTAAAACATTTTGCAGAGCCATTATCATTGAGAGAAACTGCATCGCTACTATCACATTTAGGGCAAGGTAATTTGTGTTTAACAAATTTTGTATTCATTCTACCTCCTGTAAAATCGAGGTGTGTCTCAGCCGATACTATGTATGGACTACTCCACACCTCATGCTAGTTTTTTATTGGAGACTTTGAAACTAGCAAAACAGTTGCCTCGCAATGCTGTGTTTTGTTATTTATCGACATTGAAACACCCTCGCACATGAGGAAAAATCAGTCTATCTAGTTTATTTTAAGGTTCTAGCAAACCTCGTTTTATGAGGTTAGGACTTCTTCTTCTTAGTAGAAGAATCATCCTCGGTCATTCCCTCATCGGAGGAGACTGTTGTAGGTCCACCATCTTCTGTTGGTGTCTCTACCATACTAGGAGGTGAATCAACGATAGCTTCATCTCTATCTTGTAACAAAGTAGTAAGATTATTTCTAAAAGTATCGCTACTAAATTGTAAACCCTCTGCAACAACACCTAAAATTTCTACTTTTCTAATAATTACATTCGCATCCATCTTGATATTATCATCAGAAATATTATTAGTGTCCCAAGAAGTAACTGTTCCATCGTCTTTCTTTATTGTGATTATCATTTAAAATTCCTCGTTATCATCAAAAAATTCTGAGCCATCTTCGGCTTTGTATTCTACTAACTCTACCACCTGTACACCTTGCAAGTCAAGACTTTTACCAGATTTACCGGCATATTCCCATTCATACTCGCTACATTGTACTCTAACTTTAGAGCCATTACCTACTGCAACATTGATGTCTTGCTTATTTACATCAAGTAATCTAGGTGCATTCCTAACCATACCATTAGGACCATTAACCTTTCTCTTGATAACTAAAGCCGGACCTTCATCCATTTGTTTTATAGTGTGTCCACGACCTGCAAAGTCATCTGCTACACTTTGTTCTACTACTAAATTAATAGTATAAACAGGTTCAAAAGTGGTATTAGGTGTCTTAATACTAGCCCAATATCCAGTTCCTTCTACTATCATATTAACCTCCTATGATATTAAGTTGTTAAAGTTGAGAGTTGTGAGCCAACTACTCTCGGAGTTGTGGACAAGCCAAACCTACAACAACATGGAGATAGAGGGCTTGTTGGTTGCTCATTTATGCACAGTATATCATTAGTTATTTTAATTAGATAGTAAATTATCTAAATTACCTAAATCAATTTTGCCCACTAAATTTACAGTAAATGTACCATCCTTTTCGTATTGAACAGTATGTGGTACATCTACATCATGCTTATCTTTAATTCTTTGTACAGCTTCATTAAACTTTTCATAATACTCTTTCGTTAAATTAGCTTTCATCTATTTCTTTTTATGCTTCCTTATCTAAATCCCACTTAACAATATTATCATCTCTGCTAAATAGTTTTTGTTTCTTTTGTTTACTTTTAAATATTAAAAACCATTTATCGCCACGCCTTTCTGCATCTTTAAATACTGCATTGGTAAATATAACTGGTATCAATACAGTTAGATGAACTACAATACTTGTAACAATATCATATCCGTACCAACCTAGATAAAATGTGGCTATGAATCCAAAAAATACTGACCACATTGTAAACAATACTAACATAAAGTATGCTTGTATTGATGGTTCATTTATATTTCTCAATGGATTGTATTTAACATTCATAATCATATTCCAACACTCTGAAATCCAATAAAAAAATTTTTTAATCATCTTTAAAATGTTTGTCGTAAATAATTAAACCTGCTCCGTAACAACAAAACAGCATAAATAAAATAATAAGCCATAGTCCGTTCATCTTCCTTGTCCTCTATATTTTTTGTAACTTCTTTTCTTGTTTTTGTTCATGTGCTTAGTTGATATTTTAATAGTCCTAGAACGCCCTCCCGTGCCTTGTGAGGTAGACTTTTTAACATGCTCTATGCTTTG